CAGCCAGTCGGTTGTGCGGCTTGCTCTGGCCTCTTCCTGACGGCCTTCCCGCCGGTCCTTAATCACAGCGCCTAACTGATCGTCGGGGCGCAGGCGCAGCGTGTTGAACGCCTGCGCAGCTCTGCCCGCGAAGTCTTGGAAGGTGGGGCGCTGGTAAAACGGCATCGCCGTCTCGCCTCCCGCTGACTGGTCTTGGCGTTGCATTCCTAAAAAGCCAAGCAGCCCCTGCGGCTGGGCTGGCTGCGGCGGTCGGTTGGCATTCATAGTGATCCCCAGTGCATCCATAGCGTCGCCCGCAATCCTACTCGGGCTGTCTTGTCCAGTCATTAGAGGGACGATAGAGGGCGCGTTTGCCCTCGCTACCGAACCCCATACGTGTCCTTCGCCGCGAGCGGGGTCCGGTGTAACCAAGTCCATATGGTAAGACGTCGGACCCATATATTCGGTCCCCGCGCCCATTCCCGTGACGCCCAGCTCCGATGCCCGCTGCATAAATCGAAGGCTCTCCGGGCTGTCTATGGGAACGATGCTGCCGTCGGGCCTCATGATTGAGAAATCGCCGGCCAGACCAGTTCCGTGTCGCCGAGATCCGTGCTGTGGCAGAGCCTCTCCAGATCCGTTGTAATCGATGTTCGAACCGGACTGCATCCGCACCGTGTGGTCCGCCCCAAAAGTGTCGTCCACAGCTTGGTTGATGACGGAAAACCATTCGTCCCTCGGGGCGTAGGGCCTCTTAGGCCCGTAGTGATCCTCGAAGTACGCAACCGGCGTAGCGTAAGAACTCGCCGGGAGAGGCGCGGGTGTTCTTATAAGGCCGGGAACTCTCATTTAGGAAAACATCCCAAAACCGGCGGTCAAGTAATCGAAGAGGCCCGGCTGCCGGGTCTCGGTCGTCGCTCCGTATCCTCCGGGGATTGCCGTTGCCCCCCCAGTGAGCGCGCCCAGTTGCTGGTAGGGGTTTTGCTGCTCACGCATGAACTCATTGAGCTGCCCCTGAAGGGCTTGCTGCGCGAGGGCTGTCTCCATGCTGCCCGCAGAAGATAGTCCTGCGGCACCAGCGCCTAGAGCCTGCTGCTGCATCCCAAGCTGCGCCATAGTCTGAGCGTTAGCTGCGTCGTAGCCCTGACGATTGAGGTTCGCTATCGTCTGGGCCATCCCAATGTCGCGAGCTGCCTCCCGCTCACCCTCGAACACGCTTCGTCGGCTACTGTCGAACGCGCCAGACCCAATCACGTTTGACTGATCTCCTACGCGCTCCTGCGCGAAGCGCCTGTCCATTGCGGCCATTGTCGGGTCGATCACATTGCCTTGAAAGCCCTGAAGGTTCTGGGCCGTCAGTGCCTGATACTCCGCCGGGGTCATGCTACCGGCCTGAGCCATCTGGCCGTACGTGTCCGCTGCGCGCGTGTTGTACGCGCTCATGCTAGGGGCGAAGTCGCCCGTGTATGCGGTGAACGGCGTCTGCGAGACGTCGGTCGCAAATGGTATGACCGTGTTCTCAAGGTAGTCCTGCTGAAAGGCAGGCATCTCTTGCGTCGTAGTGCTTTTTCCTGAACCCATCAGTGTAGCTCCATCTCGTACGCCACGTGCTTTGGCGTGAAATTATACTGTTTTGCCATTTTTATCCAGCCAGATCGTGCATTGGTGCGGATGGCATCGTAACCGGCGTCTTTTGCGACCCTCGAAAGCTCTACGACAGCGGCCTCCGCCCAGTCCGCGAGGCCCTCGCCCCCGAGCAGTTCAATCAAAAGGGATTTGCGCCTCGGGTGGACCTCGTCGTACGTCGTCATGGCTGCTCTCGGTTTACCTTCGACAAGAATTAGCCAGAGGCGGCACTTGCCCGTGTAGACCGCGTCCTTCAGGTCGTCCATTCCGTACTCATGGTCGTAGCGGGCTTGGGCCAGCTTCAGCATAGGCTCCGCGACAGGCCAGTAACGGTCCATGACGTCAAGGGGTACATATGCGAGAGTTACGTCTGTCATCCGTGTAGCCTCGTAATTCCAATAGTGGCAGCGGGCGCTGCCGGGGCGTACGCCGTCGCCGCCACGGCATCCAAAAAGCCGCTGGTGTTATCGACGGCCCACGCCGCTTCAAGATAGTCTCCAGCTGACACTGTGAAAGTCGTGGCACGCGACACGACGGTCGTGGCGTTGTTTTGGTGGAGGGCGGCGACGATGGTGCTGCCCGTCTGGTCAACGCCGTTGATGCGAGGCCAAAATCGGAACAGCGCAGTTGACGCGGATGTAGAACTGATCTGCGCCGAAAACGACACCATGTAGTGACCGCCCTCCTCGAAGACGATGCGTGACGCCGGAGTACCGTTCGTAATGCCGTCTGACAACGTGGCTGTGAATGTCAGCGGGTACGCGGTATCGACCAGCGCGGCAGTGACATCAGACGTGATCGTACCAGCGTAATGCCCGTCTTCCAGAACCACCTGCCGCCACTCGTTGTTTTTGGACACGACAGGGTAGCCGTTGACGTTGTCCCACAAGAGGATGCCGTTTTCGGACGGAGACGCGTCTGCGGTATAACCACGAAGCGTTGACGCCGTGCGCGCCAAGTACGCGGACAGTTGCCGCGCCCACACTTTCCAGTCCGGGCCAAATGGGGGCGGGAGACCTACGCTCATCGACGGCTACCGGGCTTGACTTCAAAGCGGTACTTACCCACCCGCCACGCCGCGTTTACAGCACCCGAGACGCGCATTCGTATCTGCCTGCCTTGAAAGCGTACACTGGTAGGCTCCGTGTGACTGTAGGGGCCGTGCGTCGTCTCCGTGGAGTTAGGGTACAGACGGGTCTTAAAAGACGTTGTTACGTCGCCGAGGTTCAGCTCGTCTGGAATTAGATCTGTGACGACAGCGAGCTTGTCACCGGCCCCTATCTTGAAGGGTCCGCTCTCTGCAAACACTTCTTGAGACCCGTGGTTGTAGCCCGTCTCATGGTCGTAGACCTCTCCTGCGGAAGACGCCCACAGGGGCTTGGAAAACACGCCCCGGTCTACGCCGGAAGTGCGGTCCAGTGAACCTATGGTCCAGTGGTTTTCCTTGTAGTCGTAGACGACGTACCGGTCGATCTCTGTGCTGGAGGAGCTTGGGTAGAAGAACCACACCTCCCCGAACTGGCCGTTTGACACGGCCCACGACTTACTGATCTGGGCCGTGTTTACGTCTTCAAAGACGCGGTCGCTGACTGCACACGGAACCTCCTGAACAGCCGCACCCGCGTAATTGAAAAACCCTCTCTGGCCCATCCAGAATACCCCGGCAGGGGTATCTGCTACGGCCTTTCTGGATACGGTCCCGCACGCGGAGCCGACGCGCTCGAACTGATGAATGAAGGGAGCGCCGATATACGTAGACCGGTGAGCGTCTTGGTCTGTCAAGATAAGCGTCTGGCCCTGCGTGCGGATGCCCGCCATGATCTGGCCGCTGGTCTGGAGCGTAGTGTCTCCCGCCTGATTAGTGGAAGCGGCAGCCCACACTGTGTTGTCCTCAAAGTCGCACCACGCGATCTTTCGAGGGTCTCCATTCGCGCCCAGCGCAAAGATGAACCGGTCCTCTGTAACGACGAGGCCGAGGCAGTTAGAGGGGGAGTTTGCGATCTGCTGCGCGGCAGTAGACGCATTCAGTTGCCACTCGTAGATCTTCCCGTCCGACTGCGAGCAGGCGACAAGGTACTGGCCCCACGTGTCGAGCGACCACGAAGCGGCCTCTCCGTAGTTCCCGACGTCTTGCCGGGCCTGCCCGTAGAAGCCAGTTCCGTAAAGGCCGCCGCCGTAGCCGGTGTTGACAGTCGCGTCTTCCGTTCCAGAAGAGAAGCCGGAGGGCGTTATATCAGACGTCGTCCCAGAGGCTGTCGTGGCGTACAGCTTGTTGTACGTACCAGCCACCAGCCACCGGGTGCCGTCCAGAGCCTCCCACGCAAGCATACCTCTGGGGGGCGCGGCGTAAGACGCAGACCCAAACCGACTGACCCACCCGCCGACCGGGCGCAGGCTGCCGTCTCTCCAGCGCACGAGGCTCGCGTCGTGCCACCGTCCCTCGCTCTCTAGGTCTGTGCCGGTAGAGAACACTCCGGGGGGCGGTTTTAGTTCGACAAGCATGTCAATCTCCCGCGAGTTTAAAGAAGGCTGCTTTTGGCAGGATAATCCTGTCTGCGCCCAGAGAGTACGTTATGTCTTGATCGGTTCCCGTCAGGTTCCCAATGACCGCTACTTGGACGTTGTCATACCACCAAGTGTTGTAGTGCAGAAGAAAGGTGAGGTTGGCGTTCGTCCCAAAATTGAGCAGGTCTGCGTAGGTGTTTGGGTTGCCCTGTATAAGGACCAGCGCCAACATCCCTCCGGGGATGGTTAGGGTTCCCGTCG